GCGTTAGCGACCTGAATTCATCTAATTTCACGCGAGGATTAAAAACCTCAATAGAACAAATTAGCGAATATACACAATTCAGACTACACCGTTGAAAATTGCGACCTAGAGTAAAAATAACAATCTCATATAGAAGGAATACATCCTACATGAGTTTGCGTATAAAACCTCTTAGTCAGCTAATTGACACAATGTAGGATGTCTAACATCCCGTCTAGGAAGACAAAAGAACGTGTCTCCCCCCACCCAGTCGCCGGGTAGTTTAAAGTTTTGCAGTTTAGGTCTGCGAGACCATAAGCCCAAGTTTATTGTCCACGTGGTATTAGGGTATAGCACCCCCTGCCGGTTCGGCGTAGGAATAAAAGACTGGGGCACCCACGAACAGCCCCAATTGAAAGTCCTCTCCTATTGATATAAATTTGTCAAGACGTGCGTCCCGTGTTGCAGGATTATCCAAGTCCAATATTATATTGTGACCATTTCCAAAACGGTCATAAGCAGTTTCCCTCGCCGGGACAAACCGCTTTCCCAAAGTATAAAATGGGGTTTCATATTCTAAAACCGGATTCTGTGCTATCGAAGTGACATGAATACCACTATTTGAGTTGTACATCGAAGTCCTCAAAATATTACGCCTAACCTCAAACGAATTGCCAGCCATTTCTATAGCGAATGAAGAATTACCAACATTATCTACATCACCACGAACGACGGCCATAGAACCTCCACGCCACGCACATTGACTACACACAACTTTATGCCGCAAAGCACCCCTCCGCATTACGAACGAGGGAGTTAAATAATTTAATAGCGTCATTGCAGCATAAGTATATGGATGTGAGGTAGGAGTTGGAAAAGTATCTAGAGCCCAGTCAGTACCAGTAGGATCCCATCCTCTGTACGATGGGAAATCCAGAAGGGCCGTTGTAACTATTTGTCGCGTACCTGGCCATCCCCATCTATTAGGGAAAAAACTAATACTATACTGGTACCGCCTGAGCAACTCACGGAAAGATACAACCCTTTCTCCTTGATACACCAAGTACTGATTATCTTCGGCCACGCTCGTCCCAAAAGTGTAAGGGTCTCCAGGCATAACAGGAGTATTCGAGTCGTCAGCTGAAGTAGCTAAAACTGGTGCTATATCTGCTTGTGGAATATATTCTGACTCTTCTAAGGACCGCTCTGCCTTCAAAAGACCTGGCGTTTGCGGCTGCATAAAAACAGACAACTGACTCAAGTTTTCCATTGCCGGTACGGAAACAGCAAAGTCATCACCAGCAGCAACCCACACTTGAATAAGTACTGAAGCGGGGGTTAAAGATGGAGTGGCTAACTCGTTTACTACATAAACGGACAAAGTACCATTGGAGTCAATACCATTTCCATCCACTGGACTTGTCGTACTAAGCATATTGCTAGGGATCGCATTACTAAAAGGTGTAACCATACCCCAAGCTGCGGGCGCTGTCCATTTAACCTCGTACTCAAAATCTCTTTCTTCTGTAATATCAATTATAGTAGAATATGCCTGATTAAAGGGTACCGCACCAATTGGCAATTGTTTAGGTTCATATACCAACCTTAATCGCCCTCTATGGTACTCAGAACACACAACGTTAAATCTAAACTTGATGGAGCCCTGCCAACATGAAAATGGCGCTGCGGCATAAGCAATAGCAGTGGGATGCCATTCATCCAAAGTTACTCCGGAAACAACAGTTGACAATTTCTGGGCAAACGATGGTTGCACTCGCATTGAAGCTAATAGACTATCGGTTGTAGCACTCTCGCTCCACGGAAATTGCGCCCAAAAAGAAGGTCGTTGGGCAATAGAGGCAATAGTTAGTTCATCGTGACCACCTAAGCCCATTACTCTAGTATCTATTGTTAGTTCATTTTTTGAATCCAAAGACAGTTTCACTAAAGCTTCAGGCGCATCCGTATTACACATATTCCCAGCTATACGTGGCACCACAGGTCGCACATCGTCAAGAATCTGCGGACGTGAATAACCAAAAATCTTGGCCACTTGACCAACTCGCGTAGCAACCATAGACGTAGCTTTTGCATAAGGTGCAAGTACAGGCACCATAGATAATGCATTAGCCACTTTGGCTATTGTTGAAGCGGGTTTACTTATTAAGCCATCATGCTTGAACTCATCCGTCTGGTTTGACAACTTACGCATAGAATTTTTCTTCTTAGAGTTAGCTTGCTCAACGAACACAGGAAAACCATACTCGTCAAGGGGTGCATTAGCATCCCCAGACTGGGTCTGGTCAAATGTGGTGGGTATAGCCAATTCCAAATTCTCTGTCCAAACAAACATAGAAACTGTTAATGGATCTGTTCCTCCATTTGCATGCCTTAACACATCGAAATCACTGATAACCAAGGTGCCTAATTCGTCTGTCCAGTTTGTGGCGGTTATATCGAACCAATTGTCAGGCCAGATATATGGTAACAAAATTTCTCCGCCTTGTGACGTTGTGGGATCAACCAAAATATGAGGTCTCTGGGAATATTGCGTAAAGTCAACTCCAAAACCCAATCTATCAATAGTTATTTCATCACGTACTCGATATGGATTGTAGGCGACTATTAATCTCCCATAGTAGAAAGAATTCCCGTTTATAAGAACTTTGAGACGTAAATTACAACGCATATTACGATAACGGTTCATCTTCTGCTTCACATCGGAATTACCAAAATATAAACTCCATGGGTTAATACTGTAGTTAAACCCAGTTGCCCCAGGTGTCCACTGCTTTTCCCAAATCTTAAGAGGGCGAGCGAGAAAGTCCTTCAACTCTGCGTCCTTAAAACCTGCCAGGGCATACGTCTCATCACGTTGAACAACAATATCGTATGACCAAGGGCTTTCGCCATCCACGAATGTGACGGCTTCTTGTGCAGAAATATTATTTTCCTTATTTACAACATACCCGGCACCTGCACTAGTACCGGACGTCGATTCATTATTTAAATTTACAGTAGCGGACATCTTTGTTTGTACACTGGATTCACTGTCCAATGAGATCCAGGCAGTTATATTTACATTGAGTGACGAACTCCCCAGTAAAAACCGGTATCCTAAGGGTAGGATGTCTACATGTACAAAGCTGTTCACATTATATACAAAATACACAAAAATACATAACACGCAGTAATCCATATATACACGACCATTTTCAACTAAAGCCCCGGATGGTTCCGGAGTTGGATGCTTTTTCTGCCATCCCAAGGCAACACACATATATATACAATTACCAAGGATCCAAATAAGGATCGAACAAAAATTCGTCTATTACACTTATAACTCCATAAGGCAAAAATGGCAAATTTGGTCCCTGAAAAAGCTCTTCATACATAAACTCACAAAAACTGCACAACACAATTCCCTCGTCAATTCGTTTTTCACACACAAGTACATCGCAATGTATACTAGAACGTGTAATAATTTCCCATTCCGAATCAGAATCGTCAATTTGTCCGGTCTGTTCCTCAAAAGCGGTTTTAATCCAATTGTTCACATCACCCACTGACTGTGTATACTGCTCGTCAATATTCTCATCGACATTTTCCTCATCCTCACCAAGGTATCTCACCTTAAAGAGTTTAAGTCTGTCTTCATAAGATTCAGATAGCATTTTACACGAATCCGTCAGTTGGCAACGATGCGCAACTTCCTTCATTTGAGCACGTCTCCGTTCATACACTTCCTTACCGTGCTGCCACCACTCACGCAGCGCACCGTCAATATTCGAAGCACTCTGGTCCTCTAACGAGACCACAGACGATTCTAATACTGTGTGCAAGGACTTAAAGATTGAGTCCTCGTCCAATGCACCGTGGTACATACCCGTGTCAACATTGTAAATATTATGTCGCTTTAGAAAGTCAGCATCACTATCATTCATATATGGAGTGGGCTTGGATTCCTTATCTGGCATGGTAAATACCATATCACGCTCTTTTAAGAATTGAGCATAAGATATATGGTTAAACCAATCACACCCAGGACGCACAGAACCCTTAACATCATCTCCATAAGTCATTACACTAACGTTGTGACGGAAAGGTTGCATGGGCTCTCCTTCAGGATACATATGAAAATAAGCACACCTCAACAACAATGAATTCACTATACAATTGATATAAACCGTCATATTGTGACCCGATGGATTTGAACCGCATTGTATTATCATATCTCCATTGTAAGCTACACAAGAATACGCAACTTCGGCCGATATGCCTTTCATTATGGTTATATCCCGTTGTGTGTATTTGCCACACTTCTGCGCTATTTCTATCATAACTGAAAATGCAGCAAGAACTAATTGGGCAGGCATTCGCAAATCGTATCTGTCATAATCACCAGCTAGAATGCGGTCTCTACCGAACTTACACATATGGTTTGACAATTGGTCCCACTCTGGACCCTGTGCATTCACACCAACTGCGCATTCCGTGTCCAATGGAAATAAGGACATGACACGAGCAATAGGTAAATAATACTTGCGCAAAATCATTTGAGTTGCCCAATCTGCAGCTTGAAAAATTCTAACTTTATCCTTGCCTATTTTTGTGGGTTCGTCTTTAGCACATGCTTTAAAAATGGAATAACACCTTTCCCCAGCTAACAATTTATCCTCCATAGTTTCAACTTCCTTCATTATCTTTACATCAGCTTCTGCCGGACACTGAAATCCAGGATAATCCTGGGGGTCGAGTAACTTAATTCCACTGCGCTTTGGACCATTTAAAGGAAAACCTTTTGAGGTCCCTTTCGGAATTGCGTCAACGAACCTTTTTCCATCACGTCCACATAAGGTCTGCATGTCAGTTAATGGCTTCATTTCTGAAGTCACAAATTCCTCTATGTCCGTCTTCCTAAACACACCACACACAGGATCTATTAAGTGAGTCAAATAGTCCTGATACGCTCTCTCCAATAAGGACCCTTCTATCCCTGGGCTGGGATTTGCTGAATGGGCCAAGGACCGCTGCCACATTAAAGTACGGTGAAATTGCGGGGGGCCATGCTTGCACGGCACCCCAGTAACTTCCGTGACAACTTCGGAAATAGGAGTCACTCTTACCTTACTCTTTGTAAATGAAGCTCTTCCATCACACTGTCCAAGATATTCCAAAGTACTTCCTATTGGCAAATAATTCACAGGAGATTTCTCATGTATATCCCGTGACTTGAGCACCTGCTTCTCGTAGCGGGTACTAGGAAAAGTACCAGTTGTAACTGATGGGAAAGCTCCTTGCCAACGTTTATGGGCTAGCTCAATTGCCTTATCCAAATCCTGACGCACGACTATCAATCCTTTTCCAGTAGTGTGTTCGGGAATGCCTCGCAAATGTACGCAAGCAATACAATTTTTTGCATATTTTGCTATGGCAGTCCCCATACACAACCCCGTAAAGGTATTATAGGGCAAGTCGTACTTGTACCCAGGACCTCCAGATTCTGAATCCTTAGTATATTCAAGAGAAATCCTATCACTACGTAATAAACCATTCTTCTCTCTGTATATAAAGGTAGCAGTACCAGATGCAGTTATGACTTCTGGAAATAAATGCTTAATGTCTGCAAATACACCCCCAGACGGTACATACACAAGGCATAAATCCTTTCCAGGCAGTGGCACTATGTGTGAACTACTTACGACACCACGGAAGGAAGCGTTCAACCTACCATATTCTCTACGAACAAACAAGGCTTTCATTTCTCGCCTATTTTTGAAAAGATGGTAGGGCATTAAGAAAATATTCCCTCCAAGAGCTA